GGTTGCGCTCAGCGATGAGTGCATCGACCGCATCGCCCTGCTTGAGAGCCATCCTGATCGCCACGTCGTAGACGATCCACTCCTCCCAGCCGTTGACACCGTCCACCGTGGTCACGTCGCTCGAGAGCGTCGGCGCACACGTAACGTAGACGTGGATGTACGTCCCGCTCGAGGGCGGGGGCAGGAGGACCAGCGTGGAGCCCTTGAGGCGGTAGCCTTCGGCCTGCGAGCTGGGCGTGGAGTCGAAGTAGTTGCGCTCCTGGATCTGGACGCGCTTGAGCGCTTGTCGCCAGTTCGAGGTGATCTGGTAGTCCACACCGATGGTCTGGTAGTGGTCCGAGGGGAGCGCGTAGCTCGTCGCCCCGTTTGCATTGATGGTCTGCTCGGCCTCGTACCGCTCCGGCACCGCCTTCGCCACCAGCCCGTGCCAGACGGCGAGCGAAGCGTTGACCATCCGATTGAGCTCGGTGTCGTCGATGTAGTCGGCGTCCGGATCCAGGGCGTCGGCGATCTCCTGGTCAACGAGTTCGCGGGCCCTGTTTCGGATGTCAGCGCGGGTGAAGGTACGTGCCAATGGAAAGGTCCCCGGGTATCCCGCCGGGGGTCGGGGTCAGCTCTTGCGGTGCTGCGCCAGTTCGACTAGCGCTAGAGCGGCTTCCGCACGCTCGGCCGGGGTCTGCGCCTCAGCGAACTCTTGAGCGGCGATGAGAAGGGGATCCTCCTCATCAACGTCCATTCGCTTGGGAGCGAGAGCGGCTTGCGCGCGGCGAACCGCAGCAGCAAGGGCAGGCTTCATCAGACGCTCATCCGAGTCTTCGAGCAGAACAGGAACACCTGGACGCGCTTGCCGGTGGTGTTGGCAAGAGCGATGGTGCCCGCGGAGTTCTGGAAGATGCGGATGGTGACCACGCCAGTCGAAGCGGCGTAGTCCACCTTGGCGAACAGGTTCGGCTCGTTGCCGGCAACCTGGGCAACACCACGACAGCGCGCCGGCTTCTTGGCCGCAGCGAACGTCGCAGTGAACACGCCAGCACTGCCGCCGTAGACCACCGCAAGATCGGTCTTGTAGTTCGGCTCGATCGTCGCGGCAGTCGGGTCGCTGGCGTTGTTGGTGTCGAACTCGAAATCGACCATGTAGTCGTCGGTTCCCTGACACCGCAGCGGGTGAGTATTGACAAGACCCATTGGGTCCTCCTCAGACAGAAAAGGGGTGGACCACGCCCGGAGACGCAGCCCACCCCAGGGTCAAGCGATCAGAGGACCGCGACGCTCATACACCCGTTCTTGCCGGGGATATGGCAGACCATCTCACCGAAGTAGCGACCACGGACCTGGATGTCGTCCGTGGTGGTGCCACGCAGCGAATCACGTCCGTCGTCACGGACGATGTGCGGCACTCCGCCCATGTGGGCAAACTTCCAAGTGTCGCGCTGGAGCATGTAGCCCATGTCCACCGGACAGCCGATGTCAAACCGGATGTCGATGGGGCCAGTGACGAAGTGCTCCAGGGTGAAGCCGGTGAACCCGACCTTCACGCGGCCACCGTCGCTCCTGGTCACCTTGGCGCCGCACAGCTCGGAGAGCTGGAGACCAGCGCGCGGGTTCAGGAACAGAGTGTCCGGCTCTCCGCCGTACTCGCCGATGAGCATGGCGAGCTCCTCCGCATTCTGGAGGATCGAGCGACCGCTGTTGTCCACGCGGTGACCCGAGAGAGCCTGGATGTCCTTGGTCCGGTCCACACCGAAGAAGCTGGTGGCGCCCGGAGCGGTCAGCGGAAGCCACGACGCGAGGCCGGTGAGCCGCAGGTCGTAGTCGCCGAGGTTGTGCAGGAAGTCGTTGGCAGCCCAGGGCACGCCGAACGCCGACACGTCATCCGCGAAGGTGACGGTCTTGGCGGTCACGTTGCGGCCGACAACCTTCGAGGTACCAGCCTTCACCGAGCCACCGCCGTCCGCAGTGGACGAGCCGATGGTCTGACCCTTGCCGAACGAGTACACGTCCGAGGCGTTGGTCAGAGTGACGGTGACGGTCGAGACCGACGCGATCTTGCCGATGGTGCCGGACTTGGTCCGGTACATGGCGAGGTGCAGCGACTTGCCCAGCTGGCGGAGCATTCCGCTGATCTGGGTGTCCTTCGCGCGGATGAAGGAGCCAACGTCCTTCGAGGCAGCCATGATGGCCTCCGCCTCGATCTGCACGACGCCGTAGTCCTTCTTGCGCGCCGTGACGACGAACTTCTCCTGCTGGGTCGTCTCCGCCTGGTTGATCGCGTTCGAGAGAACAGCCGACCGACCCTGCGGATCCTCGTACCAGATCGGGACAACGTAGGTGTCCCCGTAGAACTCATCCGCCTTCGGCATCCACTCGAGGAGCGGGCGGTTCTTGACAGCAAGAGCCTCCACCCGGATGTCCGGGTAGATCTCCTTGAGCATCGCGTCGAAGACGCTAACGCTAAGAGCAACGGCAGCCATGGTGGGCTACCTCCTGATGCAGAGCTGTGTTGTCAGCGCTTGGTGATCAGCCCGCCCATCTGCTGGGCCTTGGCGATCGCGCGCTGCACGTACTCGTCAGCTTCAAGGAGCCCTTCGGGCTGCCTGTTGGGCCGACGGTTCAGATCCGCATCACTCAGCGTCTTCGGGGTCTCTTGCGGGACGCTCGTGGTGGTGGTCGTACTCGACGCGGACTGTTGAGCCTTCGCCGCCCGGTCCAGGCGCTCGTAGTCCGAGCGGAGCTGGGTGTCGAGCTGGCGGGCGACTTCGCGCACGTCGGGCCACTTGCCGGCCCGTGCATACGGCGCGTAGATGGCGCAGAGCGCCTGATAGGTTCCGTCTGGGTCCTCTTTCGCCTCCGCAGCCAGGAACGGCAGCTCGGCCGGCACTGCGTCCACGAAGGACGAGAGCGCACGATCGGTTTCTGCCAGCCTGTACTGGATGACGGGATCGGCCTTGGGTTCTTTCTCGGCCTCGGACTTCGCCTTCAGGGTCTGCTTGATGGACTCGAGCTCCATGTCCTGCTCGAGTTGCTTCAGTTGAACTTTGGTCTCGGCGGGCGCGTCATCGCCCAGCTCATGACCCAGGAGCAGCGTGGCAACGCGACTGACCTTGTCAGCCGGAACGCCAGCGTCCTTGATGAACTTGATCGGGTTGCGGAGGAAAGCGTCCCGCAACTCTGCCTTGGCCTGCTCGGTCGCCTTGGCAACCTGCTCAGCGACGCTGGCCTTTGCGGCCTCTGCTTCCGCCTGCTGCCGGGCCAGTGCGGCGAGTCGTTTGGCAACCTTCTCCGCCTGTGGCTCAGTCTTCTGCGGCTCCGGCGCCTTCTGCTCGGGGAGGGTAGTGCCCCCCGCGTCCGCAACCGGGGCCGCGGGCTGAGCAGCGGGGAGCGCTGCCGGGGGCGGAGTCTCCGCTGGAGCGGGCTCGGAGCTGGTCAGGAGCTGGGCAGAGTGCTTCGCGATGATCGCGGCAACGTCGAAGCCAGGGAGATCCTGGCCGGCGCCATCAGCGGCGCCTTCCACGGCGGTGGTGTCAGACATCAAACCTCAGTAGCCAGGCTGCATGTTCGGCGGGATGAGCAGCCCAGGAAGGGCACCCGCATCGAGAGCAGCGGAGGGAGGCAGGAGCGGTGTCGGCTGGCCCGGGGGCATTCCGCCCATCGACGGGTCCATCGGCATCTGCTCCGGCGGAAGTGGCGGGCCCATCGTGGGCTCCGGCTTGGGCTCCATCAGCTTCGAGGCCAGAAGCGGCCACTGACGGAAGCCCTCGAGAATCGACTCGGGTGCGCCCCCGCGCTTGGCGTCGAGGTAGGCAGCAGTCACGCGCTCGATGCAGAGCTGGATGTCCTGCTGCGGCTCAGGCTGCGGGAACTCACCGCGAGAGAGCTGGTCCACCACCCACTCTGCGTCCTCGAGCTTCGAGGTGGCGCGAGAGTCGGCGAGACCGATGTCGGGGTGACCGAGGAGACGGCGGAGCTCGGCCTGGTCCAGCTGAACTCCGTACTGCGCAAGCTCGATGACCCGCTGGAGGCGACCGCTCGGGGTCTCGGACATGATGGAGGCGGCCTGGACCGAGAGCACGAAGCGCTTCTCATCAAGGTCAACCTCGGGCCAGTCGATGGTCTCGACGAACTTCTCCGCCATGAACACCTTCGGCGGAGTGCCCTTGCCCTTGTACATCTTGGCGCACAGACGACAGATGAGCTCGGCCACCTGGATCGCCGCGTCCTCGAAGCGCTGCTGCTGGACGCTGAAGCGCTGGGACTGGTTGTCCGAGAGCTCGCGGATGGCGACCGCAGCGTCGATGCCCTCGGGCCGGGTGGCCTGGGCTGCCATCTTGGAGATGCCCGCGAACTCGAACGCAGCCTGCTTGAGCTGCTCCTTGTAGGCGTAGATCTCCGAGTTGAGCGCCGTCGGGGTGAAGAAGACGGGCGGCTTCCCGACGTACGGGATGATGGCGCCGATCTCGTTGTCGAGGTGCGGCTTGAGAACCTTCGAGCCGGCATCCAGCGCCACGCGGGGGACCGCGATCAGGTCCTGGCACTTCTGGATGAAGTCGTTCAGCTCGTTGAGCCGGATCTGGAAGCCCAGGAGCGACTCAGCGAGGCCCTGGCCGTAGAAGCCGGTGAGAGGCGGGGACCAGTGGTAGAACACCAGCGGGTACCACTCCTCCTCGTACGGCTCATCGACGAAGGTGACTTCGCTCGTGCAGATGTAGTGGCGACCCTCAGGGCCGAGGTGCCAGCCCTCGAGCACAGCGACCATCCCAGGGTCAACGGGGCGGAAGCCTGCGTACTCGCCGCGGAGCGCCGTGGACGACTTCTCGATCGCCTCGCGGTAGCTCTCGCCGTAGAGGTGGACGAGCGTCTCCTTGGCGACGAGGCGGATGTGGTGCATCTGGCGAGGCATCCCGCCGTGCGGGC